ATGGCACAATCGAAAAGGACACGCCGTCCGAAAGGATCCGGGAGCGAAACCAAGCTCGCGAACGGACGCTGGCAGGCACAGAAGGAACTCACACCGAACCCCGTCACCGGCAAACGCCGCAGGATCCGCGCACAAGGGGCCACCCGCAGCGAGGCCAGACGCAACCTCGAGGCCAAACTCGAACGACTCGCCGCCGAAGGCACGATCCCCTCGACGAAAGCACCACAACTACGCGCCTACATGGACCACTGGCTCAAACTCATCTCCGCACGAGTCAAACCCCGCGTGCTCGAAACCTACCGCTCGGAATGCAACACGATCGCCACCGCCATAGGAGGCATGAGACTCGACGCAATCACCCCCGCCAGCATCGAGAACATGTGCATCGAACTGAGCGTCGGCCGATCCAGCAAAAGCGTCTACAACTACTGGACCCGCCTCAAACAGATACTCCACTACGCAACCAGGGAGGGCCTCATCTCCGCAAACCCCGCGCTCGCCACCGAACCGCCACGCACCGAGCCCGCAGACACGGAGATCCTCGCCACAGGCCAGCCGGCGCAGGCGATCGAAACCATGAAATCCATGGCAGACAACCGTCTCACCCGCGACGACGACGAACGGGCCATGTGGGCGTTGATGTTCACCCTCGCGTTCGGCACCGGAATGCGCCAAGCAGAACGCTTCGGACTGACCCCATCGGAACTCGTCACAGTCGACGGAATCCACGGCATCCAGATCGAGCACACACTCCAACGACTCAACGGCAACCCGACCCTGCCCGCATGGCTCAAAGCCACCAGAATCGACACACACCACTGGCTCCTGCCGCCCAAAAGCCACAAAGGCGTCAGATTCGTGCCCCTCGACACGGAAACATGGCTCGCGCTCCAAACACGCGTCCACAGCCACCGCATCAAACCGCACGAGCTCATCTTCACCACACCCGACCGCCGGCCACTCTCCGAAGGAATGGAACGCCGCCGCTGGAAGAAAACACTCGAGGAAGCCGGACTCCCATACGTCACCATGCGCAGCGCCCGCCACTTCTTCTCAACCGCACTCGCGCAAACCGGAGCCGCAGACGACGCCCGCCGCACCATGATGGGCCACGCCAAGATCAGCACCACCGCAGGATACACCCACTGGAGCGCAGAATCCCTCGCCGCACTCGCTGATAGCGCCAGAGAGTCAATCTGACGGTGGACGACCACAATGCGACACGCCGGATGAGCGTTTACGTTACACAGTGTGAAAGCATGCGGTAGAATTATTTTTTTGCATACTTTCGAGAAAAGCGATAGTATGCCTTATACAGGCTATATGCGCTGTATACGAGGGTGTCCGAATTAGCGTTTAAGCGTCGTTTTCCGGCAGCCGGCCCCTCGGGAAGGCCGCTCTAGGGCGGCCTTTTTCATACCTTCAAGGAGCGGAATGAGCATTTTCGTGTATGCCGATGAGTCGGGTGTGTTCGATCGCGAGCACAATGATGTGTTCGTATTCGGTGGCCTGATCTTCCTTGGTAGAGAGGAGAGGGACATAGCCCGGCGCCGCTATCAGTCCGCGGAGAAGAAGATGAGAAAGGCCGGTGCCGCGAACGGTCATGGTGAGATGAAGGCGATCTACCTGAACAACAAGCAGAAAAGCTCCATGTACAGGTCGATGAACCCTTACCATAGGTTCGGCGTCGTGGTCCAGCAGAAGCAGGTGAACGAGAACATCTTCGCAAACAGAAAATCCAAACAGCGCTATCTCGACTACGCCTTCAAACGAGGTGTCAAGAACGCCCTCAAATATCTGCTCTTCGTTGGAGAATTGTCATCTGACGAGGTTGATAACATCTATGTGTACATGGATGAGCACACCACGGCCACGGACGGCAGGTATGAACTGCGCGAGTCGCTCGAAACAGAGTTTAAGATCGGGACTTTCAACGGCACGTGGAACAAATTCTTCCCGCCCCTGTTTCCTGGAATGAACACCGTTGAGTTTCAGCTCAGGGACTCATGCCAAGACGCCCTCGTCAGGGCAGCCGATATAACCGCCAACAGGCTATTCTATGCAGCCAGAAGCGGAAACCTTAATCTCGTCAACAATATGGTGTTTCTCACGCTTCCATGAAGGCGAAATGCCAATATGCATGCGGATGACGGAAGCTGTCGCCTTACAGGACTGACGACCTCTGTCGTCTCAATCCACAGGTCTGTCGGAATGCTTACGTGGACGACCGCCTCCCACCCCGCGACCGGGGCGGGAGGCCTCCCACGCGTCTATCGTCTCCGGCAGCCAGCCGCGCGTACTGCCGATCAACGCGTCCGGTTCGGGCAGATTCAACCCCCGCTGAGACGCATTCCTGATGCCGAGCCGTTCGGCGACCTCGCCGACAGAGAGGAACCGCTCAGTCATCGCCGCCACCCCGCGTAGACATGACACCGGCCGCCAGACCCATAAGCCCGGCAGCGCTCGCGAACGCGCCGGCCGTGATGGGACTCCCGGCGATGGCGCCGGACAGCCCGACGACCCCGAACAACAGCGACACCACGCCGAACACGATGCTTGCTTTCCTTGCACTCATGATGATTGCGCCGATGGTAGGATTGGAGCCATGAGGCTCCGGCTAGTTGGGATAGCCGGAACCTCATTACTTCTTATGTCGCGGTTTGCGGCGTATCGCAACCACCAAGGCCGCTACGGCGATGATGTTCGCTATCAGACCGTTAATCGCGTCAATCCAATCCTTTGCATTCATCGGCTACCTCCTTTCTTGTTCCGACAATACTATTATAGAATATCTATGTAAGTTTGTCAAACGGCGCGTTGCCAGAAAACAAGGAAGTGCTTGTGCGGTCTAGCCGAGGCGGAGATAAGGCTCGTGGTCGATTAGATTTTTGCGTCGACCATAAATTCCCCATTGCGCCCGGTGCGCTGGAGCAAGTTGTTTGCGACGCCTGCAAATGACGCCGGTGTCTCCGAGATGTACCCTCCATCGTGGAATCGCGCAAGAAGATCCTGTATATCCGCATCGGATGCCGATGGGGAGAAATACCTGACCACATACGGATATAGGGCCTCGAGCTCGTCTGACGTGCCGGAGGCATAGACCCGCATCATTCCGGGCTGGCCGTCGTCCATTTGGTATGCGACCACGTCAATGCCAAGCGACCCGTATTTGCCGTGTGCGCCTTGGGCCCCGTCATATGCCCCCAGACGATACTCGGTGCGATAGTACTGCCCGCCGGCATCTCTTGGATCAAATGGCGACACGTCGGTCATGCGCCCGCCGTCCGGGCCGGTGAAATTCTTCATGAATTCGTCAGCGCGATTAATCCTGGCGCTCTCAATCGGTTTATCGAGCCCGCCGTTAATGGTGGCTTCTTTCGGATGGGTGGTGGTCGGGGATGCGGTGGGCGTTGTGGGCGCAGACGGCGCCGTTGAAACTTTACCGGATTGCGATCGGCCCGCATTGTTTGTGCCGCCGCCTATGGCCGCGATCGTGATTACGATGACCACCCAGAACCACCATTGCTTCCAGAGCGGCTTCTTTTCCTGATTCGCCATTGCGTCACCTTTCTCTATTTTATTAGGCTCTTCGCTAGATAATTTCTGTAGTCAACGACGACCTCCTGCGTAACCCCCAGCTCTTCGGCCATCAATGCACTGCACCCCTCGTACATATATTCGACTTGCGCATATCTTTTTCGGTCGATGAGTGCTTTAGCCGTCATCTGCCTTACTTTGACCTCTTGGTATCCGCCACATTGCGCATCCGCTCTGGTCCAATGCACCAGCTCATGCACCAGCACGCATTTTTTGACATCGAGGGGCAATCGTCGATCTATCACGATTGTCTCCAACTCGTCGATGTACATGCCGCACAGATTGCCGTCGAGATAGTCGCTGCACACCATCAGGCTCGGCGCGAGCCGGTAAAGGGACATGCGCAACGGCCCGTAATTCGGGCGACCTCTCATCGCCTGGAGGAATATGCTGGTACGAGATTGACTCATGCGGCATCACCCTCGATGTACGCATCCTTATGCTCGCTCTCGTATGCAGCCAGATCTAACCCGGATTTCATGTGTTTCAGCGCTCGCTCTTTGCGATCGTCGTCCTGCTCGGCTATGCCATTGCCGCTAGATGTGTCGTGAGACCCTTTTTCGGCTTGATAGTCAGAGACAAAATCTGCATCGTCGCAGAGGGATTCGGCGTCAATGACGATATTCGAAAGCGGCAACCTCAGGGCCTCTGCGATCTTCGATAGTTGTTCATAATCCGCAACGGTGTTGAGCTCCAGAATGCGGCGTAGCGTGCCGAATGGAACGCCGGATTCCATTGCGAGTTCACGTGGCTTTATGTCCCGAAGGGTCATGGCTCGTTTAATCGCAACCGTGAGGCTCTTCGATTTGATCGTAGGTATCTTCGCTGTGCTTGCCATGGCAACAGCTTAACGCAGTCTGAGCCTACAGTGTCCAGACTTGGACACGCTGAGTTTGACATTGCGCAAACATGCGCATAGTATGTCCAGTATGAAACATATCGAGTTAAAAGTTAGACACTTCTCTCAGATTCTTCAGGCTGAGATTGAGAAGAAGGGCGTCTCTTTGAGGGAACTGGAAGTTCAAACGGGGATCCCCAAAAGCACCATCAGTCGCAAGCTCGCATTCGGGAATTTTTCGATTGAAGAGGCTGACAGGCTGTCGGTGGCGCTGGATGTGAAACTCAGCACGCTTGTTAGACGAGCAGAAAAAGCAGGAGACACCGCCGCGAATCCAAAAGAAAAATGAGGCGCCGGCTGCAACCAACGCCTCCAGTCAATTTTAAGGAATCAAAATGACTACGACCAATATAACACAGGAGCTTCAGCGGGTTGAAGCACGAATCCGCCACATGCGACAGGTGGTCAACGACCTCGCGGAAGAGATCGATACACGGGGCCACTGCCCAGGTCTTGACTGGGCATACCAGACAGCACTCCCCGAACTCCACGGCCTCGAAGCCAGGAGAACGAAACTCATCATGCAATCCCACTCAACCAGCCAGCAGACAGACCCGGAGGAATCCCAATGAGCAGCAAAACCCCGCTCTGCGAACGTCTCGCATGGACACTACCGCAGGCCGCCGAGGTATACGGCCTCTCATACGAGGGACTACTGGAAGCAGCGAACGACGGGCGACTGATCACCACACGGCCGAGAAGCAGACGTGGCGCATTGAGCTGGCGGCATGTGACCCGCCGGGAGATGGACCACTACATGGAAACCTACGAAGAATAGGTGGTGAATGTGATGGAGGAAAGGAATCTAGCGGCGAGTCTCGCCGTAGGTCAGGCTCTTCTTGATTTCGTGGCTGCGATGGCTCCCCAGCTGTGTGGTCCAGCCGACCCAGACGACGACCGGGTATTGGCCGACACCGATGTACGTGATGCCGCTGTGGCTGGCGTTGAGTTCGTCGATGTCTCGCTGGTTTTCCGCTGTCTTCTGAGAGAGGAGCGGCGACTTGAACGCGAGCTCGCCGAATGCCGCTACGTGCGGTTCGCTCCAGTGCGCAACGACTTCGCCATCGTGGCGGATGTACACGGAGATGTCCGATGCGTCCTCGCCGCAATCATTGACGACGAAGAGCGTGGACGAATCGCAGTCGAACTCGACCCGCCACTTGTACTCGCCCTGATCGGCGGCGACACGCAGCGACCGCTCGCCGACAGAATCAGCGTGGGCGCTTATCTCGTTCGCCTTGGCTGCCAGATCATTGGCCTCACCGGAGAGCCGGTTCGCGTCCTCGGCGATCCCGTTCGCTTCCTGCGCGACGCGGTTCGCGGTCTCGGAGAGCTTGTTCGCACGGCGCGCCTGGAACAAGGCGACCACACCGGTGACACCACCCAATGCTCCCACGGCGGAGACCACGAGGTTCACGACAGTCAATGAATCCATGCGCCACAGCATACACGACAACCGAAAGGAGGACGCCACGATGGGCATGAAAGACAACGGCGATTTCAGAATCCGCCGCACACCGGAGAAAGACGGCAGCGACCATTCCAGGCATTTCGAGCTCGGTATCCACGTCGGCAACGGAAGATACGCCACGCTCGACGTGACGAAGACTGATCTCGAGTACATGCGTTCGCAGATCGGCAGGGCGCTCAAGCAACTCAAGGAGGAAACACGATGAGCAGGAAGCTCAAGGAAGCAGTGTATCTGATAGGCGCCGGCGTGTGCGCGACGCTCGCATTCGCCGCGGTGGTCATCGTCGGCGCGGACTGGATCACCACATCCGCATGGGTGGCGGTCGGACTCGTCATCGCATGTCCGATGCTCGTCTCCATGGCGCTCGGCATGCTCATACGCTGGGACGATCTGACGGGCGGCCATAAGCCGACACCGATGCCACGGGAGCACGGGCGGCCAACCGGACGCCAGCGACACGACATCATCTGGTATGAATTCCGCGACTAACCCTGCCGGCGCCGGCATATAGGCGCATGGGCGGTGCAAGTAGCCCCACTCGACCGCAAGGCATGGTTTCCCTTCTCACTCTCTGATGCATCACCATGCCGGGCCGTGTGGAGCGGGGTGCGATTCCCCGCCCGCCCTCGACGGTGTCGAGTCAACGTCACCCCTGCGCGGATCCTAATGCTGTCCGCGCAGGGGAGCGAAGCCGGCCGGCTCCGAAAAGCCATACGGGTACCAGACGACCGGCTGCTCGACACCACACCATACGACCGATACGAAAGGACAGGCGATGACATTGGAAACCAACGACACGACAGGCGAGAAGGACAAGGATGTGAATTCACCCAGCGACTTTATCGGAAAGCAGGGCATGAAGATGGCGGCGTACTATCTGGGCGTCGCAGTGCAACGCCTGCACGACGAACTCCGATTGCGGCCGATGCGCGTGGAGACCTCGATCGGTGATGATGACGGCACCAGTGCCATCGCACGCATTAACGTCAAACCACAGGACAAATCAGGTGGCTTGACCGTATCGGCGGAATTGGAATCGCTGTCGGACGGCGAGCTGTTCCTGGCCGCCGGTGCCGCATTCGCCCTGTACGCCCAAGCGATAGACGCCCTCAATAAAAATGGGTGGGAGGTCTGACATGGCAGGGGAGACCATGATCACGGTCATCGGCAACCTGACCCGAGACCCGGAACTGCGCACGATCGCCAGCGGCGCGACCGTCGTGAACTTCACGATCGCATCGAGCACGCGCACGTTCAACCGCGACACGAACCAGTGGGAGGACAGCGACACACTGTTCCTCAACTGCTCGGCATGGGACCGCGCACGGCATCCGGTGGCGTCGAACATCGCCAACAGTCTGAGCAAGGGCACGCGGGTCATCGCACACGGCAACCTGACGCAGCGCTCCTACCAGGCACAGGACGGCACCCAGCACACCGTCGTCGAACTCCGTGTCAGCGAGATCGGCGTGAGCCTCGACCACGCGACCTGCATGGTCAAACGCCAACAATTCTCCACACCCGACAACCAAACACCATACGGCATGCCGGCACAATCATCCGGCGGCTACCAAGGCGGAGCAAGCCAAGCGAACACCACAGCCAACAGCAGCGGCGTAACCGACCCCTTCAACCAGCCGACTCCGGACGATGATCCGTGGGCCACGCCATCCAACCCCACGTCGGCCGAACAGGAACCCGAATTCTAGACAGGCAAGGAGAAAACCATGACCGCCAACCCACCGAATCCCAAACAAACCGCATGGGCCCTCCTGGACCGGCCAATCAGCGAACTCGATGAAGCCGAACTGGCCCAAGCCAAAGGCATGCTGCAATCATTAAGACTCGACTCCATCGCCCGCGTACTCGAATACAACCGCAACCACAGCGTGCAAGAACTCATCGACCTGTATCAGCAAGGAAAAAGCTCAGAGATCCAATCCGAGCCGGCACACACGCCAAAACGACGCCCGATCGTGCGCACGACGGCACCCGTACCGGCCACGACCTCGGCAAGCCACCCGACAACACAGCAGCAGACCTCCGGCTGGGAACCCGTCACACCGACCACCGGCTATGAAGTCGGACAGATCCTCGACCACGAGCCCACATTCATCACACGACAACCAACCCGCACACCATACGAACACATCGCCGACCAATGCCAAGCCAACCCCGGCAAACCCATCGTCCTACGCGTCATCGACGGGCCAGACCCCAAACGCAGCCTCGCGCTCGCCGAACGCACGGCTGGCAGGATCAACAGTCGACGCACGCGCACATGGCGCCCGGAGACCGGTAGCTATACGGCGACCGCGGGCATTCCGAAAAACCATCCGACCATCGCGATCGTCACCGTCCGATACGACGCGGCGGAGAAGGGTGACGGCCATGCAGATCAGTGACTACCCGCTGCAGGAAACGCATTTGGACGAGGAGTTCTGCCGGCAGAACGGCGAGCTCATCCTCCAGGTGCGCGTCCACAAACGCCAGTGGCTCAGCCAGAACAGTCGCATGGGTTGGCGGCAGAAAGCCGCCATGGTCAAGATCCTGCGCCGTCTGGGCTATCTGACCGGCCTCAACCTCAAAAACGACAAGAGCCAGGAATTCGCCTGCCGGTGGGTCACCGGCGCGGATCGGGTCAAGGTCGTCGCCCTCATTCACCCATTGCGGCGGGGCACCTTCGATCCGGGCAATGCGGCCGCGTCGGTCAAGCCCATCATCGACGGATTGACCGACGCCGGCTACTGGGCGGACGACAACGGCGCCCGCCTGCTCGGCCCAGACTACCGGCCAGCCCTGCCGACCGGCACCCCCGACGAATACCGCATCGACCTACACATCACCGGCTACCGGCTTCCGGCCGGACGGGAGACAGATCAGACAAGGAGGACCCCATGAGCATGAATTGCATGCACTGGGGAATGTACACGGCGGGACCGGCGTTGCACGACTCCAACGCATTCCGCGTGCTGCTCAGACTCGCAGACGAGGCCGACGACCAAGGCCGCAACGCATTCCCCAGCGCACAGACCATCGCCGACGACATCGGCTCATGCGTGCGCACCGTCTACAGCAAACTCGCATACCTCGAAAAAAACGGACTGATCCGACGCGGCGACCAAGGACCCGCCGCATACCTGCCGAAACGACATCGGCCCGTCGTATGGGAGCTCGCACTCGACCTCGACACCACCGACAAGATCACCGACGCGCTCAACGGCAAAACAGGAACACCTGCAAAAATTGCAGGTCTCGAAACAGACGCCGCACCGGCGGACAACGGGCGGCAGCCAGTGGCAGACCCGCCGGCGAAGACCTGCAAGCGACCTGCAGGCGACCTGCAATCCGACCTGCAAAGTGACCTGCAAGCGACCTGCAAACATGTTGCAGACGACCCTAATAAACCCTATAACCCTATAACCCACAATGACAGTACGTCCACGCGCGAGCACGCGGACGGGCGGACGGTCCAGGAGAAACGCAAAACCAGATTCTGCGCATGGCAGCCAGGAGACAAAGCCACCGCCACCGCGACGGAACTGCGGGCCGACATCGACAGCGAGCTCGAGAAGTTCCGCACCGTGGTCGAGGACAGCGGCAAATACCCGCCGATCCCGGAGAAATCATTCATCAAATGGCTCAAAAAAGGCGCGGAACGTGGACTACTCGACAGACCCTCGTCCAAACGCCAAAGCGACACCAAAGCGGAACCACACACCCACAAGCCCGGCTGCGAACACGTCCAAACCATCATGAGACCCCACATCGACGAATACCCCAAACCCACGGGCCGTGGATTCAGCCCCGAATACTGGACCGCCTGCGAACGGGTCGCCGACAACCTCAACGCCGGGGACAGTCCCCAGCAGGCACTCGACGCAATCACCCGAAAGGAAGGAACAGAACAATGATTACCCGTAGCGTGACCGTGGCGAAGATCCGCCGCGAATACTGGCAGCAGATAGCCGACGGCCGGAAACGATTCGAAGTGCGCGACAAGGACGTCACCTACGAATCGCAGGCATTCGTCTTCATGGGCGCCGTCACTGGCGAGCACCTGGGCAACGCGCGCATCCTGCAGTGCACCACCTTCGGCGGCTACGACGCCTCAAGCTGGGATTGGAGCATGCTCTCCAAACTCGTCGACGTGCCCATCCACGAACTCAAGGAACTGTTCCCCGTCGCAGTCAAACTAGGCGACAAGGCCTACGACGAGTACGACATGCACGTGTACGAGATCGAGCCCATCAGCGACGGCGAGCTCATGCACACCCTCCTCGCAGACCTCCCACAAAACCGTTTGAACTGAACCGAAAGGAAAACACACCATGGCACAAAGCAACCTCATCGGCTGGCTACTCATCACAATCATGCTCGCATGCGCAATCGGAGTGATCACCACCATGATCGCCATCACCCGATACATCAAACAAGCCGAAACCAACGACCAAACCCGCACACACCAAACCGAACAACTCACCAGACTCTACAACGGGTGCACCTGGAAGATCAGCGACTACACAAGCATACAAACCCACCTGACGGAAACACTCGACACCAGCAACGACAACCCGGAACATCTCGTGCTCCAAATCGAAAAATACGCGCTCGCCATCAACGAGATCACCGAAATCCGCAACCACCTCACCGACATCCTCAAGGAGCGATAAATGCCCATCGCAAACCAATACAAAGAGAACCCCAACCCGTTCAGCGCAGCGCAACCCGGCGTATTCGTCACACAGGACGTCAAAACATGCGACATCTGCGAGCGCAGATACACGGACGCCTCATACACACTCATCAAAGAGGCGGAGAAAGAGAGGTAATCATGAGCTACCATTCCGATCACATCGTCGACATCGACATCAGCCGCCTGCACCCGCACCCGGCCAATCCGCGCCACGACCTCGGCGACACGGACGAGCTTGCCGCGAGCATACGGGCGAACGGGCTGCTCAGCCCGATCAGCGTCGTACCCGACCCGGAGCATGAGGGCGACTATAGGATCATCGCCGGCCACCGCCGCCACCAAGCCAGCGTCGCCGCCGGGCTCACCAGCCTGCCGTGCATGATCCTGCATCTCGATGAGCGCGAACAACGTGAGGCGATGCTCACCGAGAACACGCAGCGCGAGCAATTGACCGTCATCGAGGAGGCGCGGGCCATCCAGGGACTCCTCGACCTCGGCGCCACCCAGGCCGGCACCGCCGCCAGACTCGGCCGCAGCGCCACATGGGTCGGCCAACGCGCCAAAATCGCCAAAAACCTGCCAGCCGACGCTCAGGCACACCTCGACACCGCGCAGCCAACCCTCGACCAGTGCATGACCATCGCCGGCTACGCCGACCTACCAGACCTACAGACCAGACTCATCGACGCGCTCGCCACAAGCGAGAACGAGTACCGGTCGATGCTCCATACCGCCAAGGATGAGCGCAAGCGCATCGCCAAGGTGGAAGCCATCAAAGGCAGGCTCAACAGGCACGGCATACCGTTCAGCGAGGCGGAGACCATGCAACCGACCCCGCGGGGCCAGCGCAGCGTCGAATGGCTCTCCATCACCGTCACCCCCATCGACAAGATCCTCACCAGCATCGACTTCGCACACGACCACAATGCCGATCTGACCGCGATCATCGAAAACGGCTGCTGGCTGTCGATCCACGCACCGAAGAGCCAGGACGAGCAGGACGCCGAGCGGGAGCGCGAGGAAGCAAAGCAACGTGAAATCGACCAGCGCAGAGCAAGGCTCGACGCATGGGGCAGATTCTGCGAGCGCATCCAAACCCTGCGCCTCGACTGGTGGCATGCGCACCTGCACCAACTGTCCGACAAGCGCAAGGCACTCATCCTCGCACACCAGGTCATCGACCTCGAGCACCAGGTCTACTACTACGCGGGCATCGACGAGGACACGCAACGCATCATCGAGCACATCACCGGCCTGCCATTCGACCAGCCCATCGACACGGAGCTCGACGACGAAACACGGCTGGCGATCCTCGAGGCCCGAGCTGAGGACGACCCACTCACCTGGGCGGCCGCGCTCGCCATCGCCAACCTCGAGACCCTCCTCCACAAGATGTTCCGGCAGGGGAATGACGGACTGCACCGCCTGCGCGCCTACTACAAACTCCTCGAATCATTCGGCTACGAAACCACCCGAGACGAACAGCTCGCACTCCACGACAACTATGACCCACTCAAAACGGAAGGACAACAGTCATGAGCCAGGAAGTGCAAACATACGACTTTCACGGCAGTGCCGTGCGGATCCACACAGACGGCGACACCATCGAATACTGCGCTCGCGATATCGCCAACGCACTCGGATACGCGAACCCGATGAAGGCAGTGCGCGACCATTGCAGGGGTGAACGAAACGTTCACCCCCTACAGACGGCTGGTGGAATGCAGGAAATAGCGTTCATCGGCGAGGGCGACGTGTACCGGCTGATCGTATCCAGCCAACTGCCTGCCGCAGTCGAATTTGAACATTGGCTCTTCGATGAGGTATTGCCGTCCATTCGCAAACACGGCACATACATGACCCAGCAGACCATCGAACGGGTGCTCACAGACCCGGACACGCTGATCCGTCTCGCCACCGACCTCAAGCACGAGCGTGAGGCACGCGCCCAGGCTGAACGGCAGGTGCGCTCGCTGACGCCGAAAGCGCAGGCGTTCGAGGATTTCGTGGACGTGCCGGATCTGCTCACGATTCGCGAGGCGGCGAAGCTGCTGACCACGGCGGACATTCAGATCCGCGAATCCGAACTGCGTGCATGGCTGGTCATGCACAAATGGATCTATCGCAAAGGCAATGACTACGAGCCCTACGCCAGCCATGTGCAGGCCGGGCATATCCGCCTCGTCGCCCACAAGAGCAGTGGACGGCATTCGGACGGCAGCCGATTCGCGTTCGCCCCCACCTGCAAGCTCACCCGCCGTGGCCTCATCCTGCTCTACCAGCGCATCGGCAGCGAGCAATGCGCAATCGACTGCCCCTCACCACGGCGGAACGCAGCGGGCAGCCCGACTGGTGGCAGGAAGAGGAGACGGCCAATGTGGTATCGGTCCATGAATGACAAGCAGCGTGAAATCGAGGATCTCATGCACCAATTCGCCGCCGTCTACCCGCGACAGGTGGCGGCTGCGATCGTCACCATCATGTACGCCGCCTGCGCGACCGAGCACGACGAACGCATCCGCCTCGAACGCATCGCACTGCGCGAACTGACCGCCTACGGCAAGAACACGTGCCATAAACCCCGATGGTGGAGCAGGCAGGCCATCATGCTCCACGACCTCGAACGACGCGTCCCGCCCCGCTGGGCACGACTCCTCCACCTGGCACGACGAGGAGACACCACCGGATGCAGCCAACTCATCACGGCAGACCTCAACAACGCACCCACCAACGAAAGGAACCGACAATGAGTGAAAACTGGCATGCAGACAGGCTGCTCTGGATCGACGTGGAAACCACCAGCCTCGACCCCAAAGAAGGGCAGCTCCTTGAAGTAGGAGCTAGAGTCACCGACATGTGCGGCAGAACACTCACCGGCGACGACATGCATTTCTCACGAGTGCTCCGCAACCCGTGGATCAGAGTCAACCAAAACACGAAATATGCCACCCTCTACATGCATCAAAAGAACATGCTCATCGAACAGTCACTCGCCAGCGACACCTCCACCACAGACATCGAAGACCTTTTCGACAAACTCATCGAAACGACCCTCGGCCTCAATAAAGAGCAATTGGACAATGACTACACGGACGAAATCACCCTGCATGTAGCCGGCACCAATCCACAATTCGACATCGCATGGCTCGAACGCTGCGGTATCTGGGCCGAACACATCGCCCCATATGTCTCACACCGCAGATTCGACATGGCCACACTACGCCAATTCATGCAGTCACTTGGCATCACAACACCAAGCCAGCAACGCACCGACCACCGCGCCGACACCTGCCTCGAACGAGACATCAACGAATACCGGAAGATGAGGGAGAACCTTAGATTCCGCCTCATACCGACAGTCAACAACGCAGGGGACGACGGCGTCACCGAAGTGAAAACCCTCTACATAGCCGACCCACTGGCACAGGAGCACGATGAATGACACCATTATCGCGCTCGTCATCATCCTGCTCATCATCGCAATCGCCTACTGGGGTGACCGGCACCGATTCTAGCGACGATGGTGTGTTCGGGCATTTGCGTGTAGGCGCCCCATGCGGCCGGGGGCCTCAAGGGCATCTGCTTTATGACTGCGTCTGCGAGTGCGGGCGTCACGTGTCCCTGACCAGACTGCAGCTCCTCCGGCGCAAGTACCTGTCCTGCGGCCAATGCGGCATCGACCAGCAGGACAGGGACATGCATCTTCCGGCCGACGAGATCATGCGTCTGGGCGCCGACTACATCAGCGAATGCCGCAAACCGGGAAAGATGGAGAAACACAATGGTTAGCAAACACAAGATCGAAATGGTGCTTACATGGCATGAGCGTGGCTTCGACGCCGAGACCGCCGCACGGCTCCTCAGCCTCCAGTCGGACGAGGTCGAGCAGATCATCGCCCAGCACGAGCAGGCCGCCACCATGCCGGCCGCGGGCAATGGGACGACGAATGAGTTCGAGGACGTGCCGCTCTTCTGACGGCCGACAGACACATAGAGAGGATCAAGTATGCAGCAAGAGACCATGCAGCTGGCCAAGACCATGCGCGCGCACGTGCACAACATCCGACTGCTCTACCAGCCGCTGGTATTGCTATCCGAACGGAAGGTGCATGTGGACAACGGTGGCGGCCGGTCAAGCGAGGAGCCTCTGCCGGTGAATGTGTCGGCACTGCAGCTGGTGTGCCAAGTCGACGAGATCGCGGTCATGCTCGCCCGGGCCGCAGGCTGGGACAACTCGCACGACCTCGGCACGATCGGCCGGCTGATCTGGCTCGACGACGACGGACTATGCGCCACCCTGGCCCAACGCGGCGATGCCGGCCACATCGAACCCCTGCTCGCCTCGCTGCACCGTCGCATGGAATGGATGCTCTACGGCAACTCCACGCGCAAATACATCGGTGTGTGCCCGCACTGCCGTTGGGGAGTATGGCTGCTCGAGTCCGACGACCTGTCCGGCACGCGCCATTGCGAGCGCTGCGATGGTGAGTTCGACGTGAGGCAGGTGTGTCAGGCGCATCGGCTTCGTCTGTTGATGACCGACTATGCGGACACGTTGCATGAGCTTTCCGTGTTGTTGCGCTCCTGCGGGTATCGGGTGAAGATGAACACGCTCAAGTCGTGGGTGCGGCGCGGCAGGTTGCAGTCGATCGGCACGAATGACGACGGCATACGTGTCTACCGTGTGGCCGACGTGATCAGGCTGTGCGGCCTGTTGGCTTGACAAACCGCAAAGTGCACCCTACAGTATGTATAAGATTGCGCTTGTCGTATGCGAGGAACCTGAGATTCCTTGGCATGCGGCAGGCGCTTTTGCATACCTGAAGGGCGGTGGCATGAACAAGCGCCCGCACTCACGCCGGTTCGAGGAGCTCAAGCAGGAGTTCTTCGCCGAGGGCCGGCGGCTCGACGAGGCCGGGGACCCGGCGGCGGACTGCTGGATCTGCGGCAAGCGCATCGACTACAGCGTCAAACCGTCCAGCACGCCGATGAGCCATGAGCTCGACCACTACTATCCCTACTCGCTCTACCCCGAGCTGCACGACGATCCGGCCAACTTCCGTCACTCGCACCGTCAATGCAATCGCGAGCGCGGTAACGGCCAGCCGAAGGCGTCGCTGGGTGACGTGCTCGCCGACTGGTGGTGACCGGCCGGCCGGGGTAGGGGCGGTCGGATTTGCCGGGGGCCTCATCCGGCCCGGTATCCGCGTGCCCTCCCGTCCTCTCTCCCCGCGCGAACCTACCCCATCGCGCGAGAACGTGATGGGGCCGCCGCCTCAAGACTCATCGTCTTCCCTGTGTGAGCTGATTTTTGTTCTTTCCCGAGCGTGTACATGCATCGGATTCGCATTCGGTTTGTTTCCGTTTTCCCGGTATTGGCGAGGTTTGGAGGTGCAATGGTGGATCTTGCAGTCGAAAAGGTCGAGATTGATGCGCTGCACCCGTATCATCGCAATCCACGTAGGGGCAATGTGGGCAAGATCGCCGAGAGCCTGCGTGCCCGCGGCCAGTATCGGCCGATCGTGGTCAACCGGGGCACCTATACCGAGTACCCCAATGAGATTCTCGCCGGGAACCATACGTGGCAGGCGGCGAAGAGTCTCAAATGGGATACGATCCAGGTGACGTTCGTGGATGTAGACGAGGATCAGGCGGCGCAGATTGTCCTCGCCGACAATCGGCTGGCTGATATTGGCAGTTACGACGTGTCCGCACTCGCCGAGGTTATCGACTCGGTGTCCGACCCGACCTTGGGCACGGGCTATACCGATGACGACATCGCGGAGATTCTGGCCGCGGTCGCCCCGAAGAAACTGCCCGGCGCAGACGAGGACGCCGTGCCGGAAACACCGAGGACCCCGTATACGAAGCTCGGTCAGGTGTGGAAACTCGGGGACAGCGTGCTCGTGGTCGGCTCCTCGACCGATGAGGAACTGGTGCGCCGGGGTGTGGGACTGCTCGGCGACGCGCCGCAATGCGTGTGGACCGACCCTCCCTATGGTATCGCTTATGAGGGCAAGACAAAGGACAGGCTCAAGATCGACAATGATTTCACCATCGACCAGGCGATCGACGTGACCGAGCGGGCGTTCGAACTCGCCGTGAAGATATGCCGAGACGGCACCCCGTTCTACATGGCACACCCCGATTCGTTCCGCGTCCCGTTCCAGCAGGCCATCGAGAAAATAGGATGCCAGTGGAGACAGACCTTGATCTGGGTGAAGAACCAGATCACACTCGGGCATAACGACTACCAGAATCAGGTGGAACCGATCGCATACGGATTCCTCTCGCATGCCGCGGGGGGGGGCGTCTCGGTCGAGGCGGAATCCACTGGTACGGGGATGCGACGCAGAGCACGGCACTGCGATTCGACAAGCCGCGCGCGAACAAGGAGCATCCGACGATGAAACCCGTTGAACTGATCCAGAGCATGATCAAGAACTCGTGCCGGCAGGGTGGCGCCGTCTACGATCCGTTCGGAGGATCGGGAAGTACCCTGATCGCCGCGACCGGATTGGGCATGCGCTGCCTGACGGTGGAACTCGACCCGAAATACGCCGACGTGATCTGCCGCCGCTATCAGGAGTATACCGGCATACTGCCGGAGCTCGATGGCGTCCCCCATGATTTCACAAGCCAGGAAGACGGTGAGGTCTGAATCCCATGAGCGACGCGAATGATGCGAAAGCCCTGCAACTATTCCTCGCCGCCGTGCCATTCGCCCGCATCCGAGACCAACTGAACATGCGCTCGACCCAAAGCGTGGAAGCGGCAATCACCCGCGCGCTCAGGAAAGCCCAGAACGGCAAAAGCCCGGACACGGCACGCCAAGTGGAGATCGAACGACTCGACAGCCTCTACCGGCAGATCTACCCACTCGCCCTCCAAAGAGATCTCAAGGCCGTCGACCAATGCCTCAAGATCGGCGAACAGCGCCTCCGTCTCATCGACGCGCCGGCCAAAGCGCAGGAGGGGCTGCTCAAATCCTACGAGCACACCATCGCCGAACTGAAACAGGCGGGTGACATAGACGAGCGAGACGAGGCGATCGTCCAATCAGGACGCATGATCGCCTCACAGATCGACTACGCGACCACGCACGGCACCGGGCAGGAGGTCACCAAGGCGCTCTACCTCATCCCGCACCTGATGAACGTGCTCGGCGAACTCGGTGCCACCCCACAGGCACGCAGACGCATCCAGGAAACCGCAGGAACCCTCAAGGACAAGCATCCGCAAGACCCCCTCGAGGCATTCCGCATAAAACAATTCGGCGCAGCATAACGAGGGGCGGGAAGCGAGGTGCGACATGGCCGGGGAAAAAGGCCGCACGGCACCGAGACTCTGGACCAAGCCACTCCGCCCGCTCACCCGCGACACCACCCTCGGCTACGAAGTCATCGACTTCGCCGAACAAATCCTCGGCATACGCCTCTACCCATGGCAAAAATGGCTGCTGATCCACGCGCTCGAACTCCTCGACGACGGCATCACCTACCGATTCCGCCGCATCATCGTGCTCGTCGGCCGCCAAAACGGCAAAACCCTCATCGTACAGGTGCTCAGCACATGGTGGCTCTACGTCGACTCACAACGCCACCCCGACCGAGTCCCCCCACTCCGATTCAAAATCGTCGGCACCGCACAGAATCTCGACATCGCCCGTGAACCATGGAACGCCGTCAAACTCTGGTGCGACCCGGAACCACCAAGCCAGGAAGAGGCCGAAGCGGCCATACCCACCCTGCAGAACGCCACCCTCAAGGTATCCGACACCAACGGCGACGAATACATCAGGGCGAAAAACCTCGCACGCTACGAGATCAGGGCCGCAAAAAACATCCGAGGCAAACCGAACGCACGCGTCATCATGGACGAGCTGCGAGAACAGACCAAATGGGATGCATGGAACGCCACCAGCCCGACCACAAAATCATTCTGGAACGGCCAGCTCTGGGGCGTGTCCAACGCCGGCGACTCCAGAAGCGTCGTGCTCATCAAACAACGCGATGCCGCGCTCGCATTCATCGCCGACTGGGATCGCAAGGTCGGTGCCGGCCTGCTCACTCCGGCGCAATACGCCGAACGGCATGATTGCTCGCTTGCCCTGTTCGAGTGGAGCGCGCCGGAGGGATGCGCCAAGGACGACCTCGACGGGATCCTGCAATCCAACCCGTCCATCGGGTACGGGGCGCAGACCGTCGAGGTCGTCAAAAGCGATATCGACACCATGACCGACGCCGCCTACCGCACCGAGGATCTGTGCCAATGGGTCACCGCGACGGTGGACGGCTACATCGACGTCGACGAATGGGAGGGCACAATCGTGAGCCCCTTGGAGATCCGCATACCACATGGGGCACGCACCGTATGGGGCATCGACGTGAGCGTCGACCGAAGCCACACCTGGATCGCGGCCGCCGTGCTCGACGAGAACGGCCGCCCGGTCGTCAACCTGCGCGAACGACGCAAGGGCCTCATGTGGGTGCCCGAATACATGAAGGCGCTCGCTGAGGAATCAGGCATGTGGGAGGTCGCCATCCAGTCCAAGGGCTGCCCGGCGATGGAATTCATCGAACCCCTCAAACAGATGGGTTTCACCGTCCACGAGATCGACGGCTCGCATATCGGCCTCGCCACCGGACGCCTACGCGATCGGGTGCGTGAGGGCCGGCTCATCCACACCGCGCAGCCGCTCGTCGATCAGGCCATCGAGGGTGGCGTCACCAAGGTCATCGCCGAAAACGAGGCATGGGACCGACGACGCAGCATCGTCGACATCAGCGGCGTGGCCGCGATCACCGTCGCATTGTACGGGCTTGAAACCTGCGAGCCGCCACAGGCCGAATCCAGCGCATACGAGGACCACGACCTCATCACCTTCTAGAAAGGGGCCACAAATGTTCGACTGCAACCCATTCAAGCACGTGATCGGCCGCCGGGTGGTCGTCTCCGCCCACAACCACGTCTGGCGCGGCACACTCACCGCATACCGCGACGAGTGGATCACCCTCACCGATGCGGAATACGTGGACGCGCACGGCACCCAAAGCGTGGACGGCACGCTCATGCTGCCGGAGGATCGCATCGACTATCTGCAGGTCGGGTGGGAGACGCGTGCATGAGCCGGCCGATCTTCGAGACGAACGGGAAGCTCGGCGACTGGCTCGATGTGAACGACATCACCGTCGTCGACCCTCCCCAGAACATATTCTCCTACGACTCGGATGCGGACGGCGCCCAAGGTGTCAACTCGCATCCGCTGCGCGAGGTCGTCGATTTCATCGCGACCCATATCGCCAGCCTGCCGCTCAAGGTCTATCGGCGCCTGTCGGACGGCGGCCGTGAACGCGTGCGGGACGGCGACGTCGCACGACTCCTGTCGAACCCGAGCGGCAATCCCGCCATCCCGCCGTACAATTTCTGGCTCAGCCTCATCCTGGACGGCCTGCTCGCCGACCGCTACCTCGCCGTCATCGAGATGCCGCAGGGGACGCGGGACATGAGGCTCAAACGGATCCCCCCGAAGCGATGGGCCCCACGCTCCGACAGCTACGACGAGATCATCGGTGCGAAGATCCAGACCCAGACCGGCGCCGTGAACTTCGACATCCACACCGATGCGATCCTCATGGGCGTCGGATACTCCTACTCAGGGGCGAAAGGCAGCCCCAAACGTCAGCGGCTGCATGACATTCTCGCCGAGTACGAGGCAAGCGTCGACTACAGGCGCAACGTCAACAGGCGCGGCATCCAGGCGCCGCTGGTCATCCAACGCGACAAGCCGTGGCCCAGCGCCGACGCGCAGAACCGGTTCACGAACTCGATGCGCGCGTTCGTCTCCGGCGGCCCGCAGGCCGGCGGCGGCATCGTGCTCGAGGACGGCATGACCGCCAACCAGCTGCAATCGTTCAAGCCGATCGACGTGGCCGACCTCGACGCGCGCGACAAGGTCAAGATCGACGTGGCGAACGCCTACGGGATCCCGCCGGAACTGCTCGGCATCAGGGAGGGCAATTTCTCCAACCTCGCCGCATTCCGCCAGATGCTCTACGGCACGTATCTGGATCCATACATCGTCTCGTTCGAACAGTCGCTCAACATGTGTCTGCGCGACCGGTTGCAGACCTACGACAAGGGCCTGTACATCGAATTCGACCGCGACGGCCAATTGCGCGGCGACCCGATCGCCCAATACCAGGCGCTCTCCACCGCGACCGGCCGTCCGTTCCTCACCACGAACGAGGCACGCGAATACCTCAACAAGCCGAATTTGCCGGACGGCGACAAGCTGGTCACCCCGCTCAACGTGCTTGTCGGCGGCCAGACCAGCCCGCAGGACGGACAGACCGAGAGCCGCGGCAACCTGCCCGCGGACACGGAGGAGGGCGGAGGGCAATGAGCCTGCACATCGTCATCGGACCGCCGGCAGCCGGCAAAAGCACCTACGTGGCCGAGCATGCCGCCGAAGGCGAGATCACCGTCGACTACGACCAGCTCGCCCAAGCCCTCGGCAACCGCACCAGCCACAACGCGATATCGCCGATACGCGAGGTCGCGTACACGGCACGGCAGGCGGCCATCGACACGATCCTCGACCACGGGTGGGACGCATGGATCATCCACAGCAACCCCAGCGACGAGCAGATGGACGCCTACGAGCAGGCCGACGCCGTATTCGTACTCGTCGACCCCGGCCGCGAGCAGACCATCAAACAGGCCGAACAGGACCAGCGAAGCGAACAAACGTTCGAACAGATCGACCGATGGTACGAACAGCCCCCGCATCTGCCGGACACATCGACACCAGACGAACCGGAGGAAGAGACCGGGCCGAAACACCAGACATGCAAAGGAGGAAGCCCCATGCTCACCAAAACGGTCAGCACCCCCATCAAAGCCAAGGACAGCGACGGCGGCACCGTCACCTTCGACGGATACGCCGCCGTCTTCGACAACATCGATCTCGGCGGCGACAAAATCATCAAAGGCGCATTCGCCGACACGCTCAAAACCCGATACCCCAACGACGGCGAGGGCATACCCGTCTACTGGGACCACGAGATGACCGACCCCTTCAAAAACCTCGGCCTGACCACCAAAGCCGTCGAGGACGACCACGGCCTGCACGTCACCGGCCAGATCGACCAATCCACCGACATCGGACGCCAGGTCGCCAAGCTCCTCAAGGAAGGCCGCGTAGGCCAGATGAGCTTCGCCTTCGACGTCAACGACGGGGCCTGGGTCGACGGCCGCAAACGCGACGACGGCAGCTACGAGCCCGGCTACTACGAACTGCGCGCACTCGACCTGTACGAAGTGTCAATCTGCCCGATCGGCATGAACCAGCAGACCGAGGTGAGCGCCAAGAAGGCGATCCTCGGCCTCGACCCCAACGAAGAACCACAACCCCAACCACACCACCAGAAAGAAACGTGCCCCGCCGTGACCCCACGGCTCGGCCTGGCCGCACGACGGCTGCAAATCATCAACCTCTAGAAAGGGAGCAACGATGGATCTCAAAGCACAGCTCGCGGCTGAAATCAAAGCCGCCACGGACATCACGGAACAGGCACACGCCGAAAACCGCGACCTGACCGACACCGAGGCGAAAAGCTTCGACGAGCACCTCAAAACCGCCGAGGAACTCAAGGAACGCATCGCCTCCTATCAGGCGAACTCCAAGAAACTCGACGCACTCGTCCTCGACGAGACCAGCGTGCACGACGGCGAGGGACTCACCGACGCGAACACCATGAGCGAACGCTTCGTCAAATCCAAGCCATACGCCACCTACCACCGACTCGTCGAACAGAACCTCGACTCACGCGACATCAGCATCGCCAAAACCCGCGTCGGCAACCTCGACGAATTCTACTCCGCCAAATACGCGAGCAAGGCAGGCAACGCACTCACCAGCGCACTCGCCCTCAGCCAGCCGCAGCGACTGCCCATGGTCGACCTCGTCGAACGTCCCCAGATCACCCTCCTCGACCTGATCACACGAGGCCGCATCGACGCCGAAAGCATCGAATACCTCCAGATCCTCTCCGTCACCCGAAACACCGCGATCGTCCCCGAAAACACCGGCGACGACACCACCGACACACTCAAGCCGGAATCCACCTTCGCGACCTCGCTCGCCAAGGCGGACGTGTACGACTACGCGGACGGATACACGGTCACCAACAAGATGCTGCGCGACTCGAGCGCGCTCGCCACCTATCTCAACAGCGAGTTCCGCTACAGCTTCGACTCGAAGATCGCGGACGTGCTGCTCAACGGCACCGGCACCAACGGGCAGCCCAAGGGCCTGCTCAACACCACCGGCGTGCAGGCGGGCGAATACTCCAAGGCCGGCGACGAGGCGATGAACCTCGTCAAGGCCATCCGCCGCTCGCTCACCAAGCTGCGCAAGGTCGGCGCCGCCGCGAACGCGATCCTCGTCAACCCCGAGGACGCCGAGAAGATCGATCTCATGCAGGATGCTAACAGCCGGTTCTACGGCAACGGCCCGTGGGGCACCGGCCCGACCACCGTGTGGGGCCGTCCGCTCGTCGAAAGCGAACAGGTCGCCGCCGGAAAGGTCATCGTCGGTGACTTCCGCCAGATCGCGCTCCTCGACCGCACCGGCCTGAGCATCGAGGCATTCAACCAGCACAAGGATTACGCACAGAGGAACCTCGTGTATGTGCGTGCCGAGCTCGCCGCCGCGCAGGCCATCTGGCGCCCGAAGAACTTCGTCGTATTGGAGGGAAAGAACGCATGAGCGAGGAACTCCGCATGACCGTCATCGACGGCATCCGATACCGGCCGGAAGACGCCCCCGAGAAGCCGGAGCCGGCACCCGTGGAGGAAACCACCCCGGAACCTGAGCCGGAGCCGGAACCTGAGCCGGAACCGGAACTGGAACCTGAGCCTGAGATCGAGGAGACGAAGCCGAAGTCCCGCCGGGGCAGGAAAGCGTAGAGGGGAGGCAGCCGATGCTGTACCCGGATCTCGATGAGGGCCTGACGCTCGACCCCGAATGGTGGGTCAAGGCGGCACAGGCGACCATACGCGCCTACTGTGGATGGCACATCGCACCGGTCATCGACGAGACGATACGCATCGACTCGCATCCGGGAGACCTGCTCCTGCCCACCCAACACCTGCTCGACGTCACACAGGTGCTGCTGGCCGACGGCACCGACATCGGCGACGACATCGAATGGAGCCGAAGCGGCATCATCCGACGCCGCCACGGCGCATTCCCCGATCGGCTCGGCGGCCTGACGGTCACCATGCAGCACGGGTACGAGCCGGCCGAGGTGCCGGACGTGATCATGCTCATGCAGACCATCGGACGCAGGGCACGCAGCCAGCCCGGCGTCTCCAGCCAAAGCGTCAACGGCGCCTCCGTCAGCTATCTGACAGCCGGCGGGGCGCCCCTGTCGGTGCCCCTGCTCGACATCGAAAAGCAGGCGCTCGACCCGTACCGGCTCAACTGGGGGCTGCGATGAGCCTCTTCGACCCAACAGGATTATGCATGCCCGAGGCGGCGAAGGTCACACGGATACGTGCCGGCGTGAAACCCGACCCATACAATCCGCAGGCCACGGCCGCCGACTGGGAGCACCCGAACACAATCGAACTCGATGGATTCATCGCCAGCTCCTCAAGCGTGCAGACCACGGATCGGCTGGACACGACAGTGGAATCCAGCGCGACGCTCACCTGCCCCGACCCGCAGGCGGACATCAGAGTGGGGGACATCGTGCACCCCTCCGACGACCAGTCACGCCGATGGCGGGTCGTCGGTATCCCCAGCAATGACCGCAACCCATTCACCGGATGGCGGCCGACGCTGGAAGCGCAGCTGAGGGAGGTGCAGGGCTGATGCCACGCGCAAAGGTCACCGTCGAATTCAACGAGGGCTTCTTCGACGAGGTACTCAACTCCGCCGGGGTGAGGGCCGTCGTCGACCTCGCGGCACAACGCGCCGTGAGCGAGGCGAAATCCACCGCCCCGGTCGACAGCGGCGCCTACCGCGACTCGATCCACGTCGAACACGAGCAGGCCCAGCACCGGCAGATAGCCAAAGTCGTCGCCGACGCGCCATACGCGCTCTATGTCGAGGCACGCACCGGCAACCTCGCACGGGCGATCAGGAAAGCAAAGATATGACCCGAATCACACCACCAGACGTGAGCCTATGGCTCTGCGACCATCTACGCCGCCAGCTCACCGGGCCAAAGGGCCTGCAGGTGGGCATCCGCGTGCCCGACGAGTACAAGGGCACCCACCCGCTCATCGTGATCCGCGACGACGGCGGCAGCCAATCCGAACGCCTCATCTTCGACCGGTCACTCGGCATCACCGTCTACATGGGAGCGGCAAACGACCCCAAACCGTGCCGTGACCTCGCCGCGCTCGTCTACTCCATCCTCACCGACGAGCAGCTCGCCTACGAGGAGGGCTCACCGATCGCCGGCATCGTCGAGGACGGCTGCAACGGCGTCTACGCGGTCAACGGCGACCAGCCGACCTGCATGTACTACATGACGGTCGAATACACAGCCGTCCCCGATCTCTAACCACACATCCAAAACACAAGGAGCAGAATCACATGCCAGAGACAGCAGCAGCCGGCATCGAAGCGACCAGGGACGCCGCCGGCAACAACCTCAAATCCGTTGAAATCCCCATCGGAGGCGGAATCATCCTCGTCCCCTACAAGGAGGCGAACAAGATCGAGGCGGCGGCGATGGGTGAGACCGTCAAGAACGTCACCCTGCCGCCCGACTACACCAAGGACAACTACGTCGGCCTGATCAAGCAGGACGGCGGATTCTCCGACTCCAGAGACGCCGACGACGCGACCGAATTCTTCCAGGAAGGATACTCCATGCCGGGCGACCCGAGCCTGACCACTGCATTCACCGTCGCCGAGAACAACCGCCATGTCCGCCGCATCGCACTGGGCGAACCGGACGCCAACGGCGTCTACATGGTCGACGACATCATCCAGGCCGAGAAATGGTGCGCCTACCAGGAGGAGGCACTCAAGGGCGGACGCGTGCGTCGTCGCGCAGGCGTCGTGCAGGTCATCAACAACGAGCCGGTCCAGTCCGAACGCGGCACTGTCAAGGGCACGGCCCTCACCGCCAAATGGCTGCCCGACCCGCTCTACGACGGCCACCGCTACCAGGAGTCGATCTACGATCCGACCCTGCCCCCGAAAACCACCGGCAAGAACAACTGACCGGAATCAAGCACACCAGCGGCATGCGCCCCATGAGACGCATGCCGCTCTCCCATTGACAAGGAGCACCGATAATGACCCAGAACACACAGCCCTCGCTCGAAGAATTCGACGCATGGAACGACGAGACGGAAGCCGCCGCCATCGAACAGATCGCCGACCACTACAAGGTCAAGCACATCATCAAAAACGGCGAATACTGGGCACTCGCGGCAAACGGCAGCATCTACAAGCTGCCACTCGACCTGAGCGTCGACGATTTCAAACGACTCTCCGACGTGGACACCAACAGCGAGTCCATCGACGGCTTCCTCACCATCATCACCGCATTCGCCGGCGAGGAACAGGCCAAGGCGCTCTCCACCCAACCGGTCAACGCCGTCGCCTACCTGCTGCAGGACTATGCGGAGACCCTCGCCAGGATCCAAGGCGCCGAACTGGGAAAATAATCAGCTTCGCCGGCCTATTCGCCGAATACGAGACGGAGATCCGCGCCGATCTCGCCGCATGCGGCTGGAGCGTGCAGAACGACCTCGGCCGCCGCCTACGCGTCGGAGATGCGCTCGCCCTCGTCTACCGGCAGGCCCACGACCCCGAAAGCCTGATCACCGACAGGCTCAGCCGCCACCACAAAGACCACGAACATGCGCAGACGGCGCAGGCACGGCAAATGCAACAGCAGGAGATGAAGGCCGCGGCAAAGGACCTCAACCCCGCGTTCGCCAACCTCTTCACCTGACCGAGAGAACGGAGGAGCAATGGCCGGAAACATCGTCGGCAAAGCGACCATGCCGATCTACCCGACAATGAACGGCTTCCGATCCGCCGTCCTCAAGGAGACCAAGGCGATCGGCCGCACCGGCGGCAACACGTTCGCCAAGGCATTCGGAGATGGTGGCGGCAAGCAGCTCGGCAGCAAGCTCAAAGCCGGATTCGACCAGGCGGCAGGCGACCTCGGCGACAAGGCCCTCAAAGGCTACCAGCGTGACGTCGCCGCCGCCTCGCACGCCGCATCCACCGCCATGCTCAACCAGAAGGCGGCGGCCAATCAGGTCAAGGCAGCCGAAGAGGCATTGGCCAAGGCCATCGCCAAGCACGGGGAGAACTCCACACAGGCCGAGGCCGCGCAGATCCGCCTCGAAAAAGCGAACCTGCGGCTCGCCGACGCGAACGGCAAGGCCGAGACGGCCACCATGCGTCTGCGTGACTCGCAGAAGGCCCTCGCCGAAGCACAGGCCCAGGCCAGCGCATCGGCCGAGCGAACCGCAGCCAGCATCAGCGGCAGCTTCCGCAATCTCGGCAAGACCGCCATGCAGCCGCTTTCCACGGCTGTCACCGGCATCGGGCAGAGACTCAATGCCGTCACCGGCCCGGTCAAGACCGTCGGCGCGAAAATCACCGGCACCTTCGCCGCCGCGCGTGACAAGACAGTGCAGGCATTCACTGGCCTGCAGACCCGTGCCGGCGGGATCCTCACCAACATCGGCAATGGGGCGAAAACCGCATTCAACCATCTGCCGGTCGGCGCACAGAACGCGCTGCGCTCCACCGGAGGCTATCTGTCCAACCTCGGCAGCGCAGCAGGACAGGCATTCGGGGCCCTTGGCAACGGAGCCAAAAACGCGTTCAGCAGCCTCGGCTCCCACGCCAGGAACGCGGCCACAACCATCGGCACACACCTCAAAACCGCGGCAGACAACGCCTACGCCAGCCTCGAACACGTGGCAAGCGTGAGCATGGCAGGTCTTGCCGCAGGGGCGGCGGCCGTGGGCGCGAAACTCGTCTCCGTCGGCAAGCAGGCATTCAGCCTCTACGCCAGCTACGAGCAGACCGTCGGCGGCATCGACACCCTCTTCAAAAACTCCTCCGCGACCGTGCAGAAATACGCGGCCCAAGCCTACAAAACCGCAGGCGTCGACGCGAACACCTACATGGAGCAGATCACCAGCTTCAGCGCGTCGCTGATCAGCTCACTGGGAGGGGACACCGCCAAGGCCGCCGAACTCGGCAACACCGCCATGATCGACATGAGCGACAACGCCAACAAAATGGGCACGTCAATCGAATCGATCCAACAGACCTACCAGAGCCTCGCCCGCGGCAACTACGCGATGCTCGACAACCTCAAACTCGGCTACGGCGGCACCAAAACCGAAATGCAACGCCTCATCGCCGACGCCAACAAGGTACGCGCGGCACACGGCGAAATGGCCGACCTGAGCATCGACAAATTCAGCGACGTCGTCACCGCAATCCACACAATGCAAACCCAGCTCGGCATCACCGGCACCACCGCCAAGGAAGCCTCAACCACCATCGAAGGCTCCATCAACTCCATGAAGGCGGCATGGACGAACTGGCTGACCGGACTCGGCCGAAACGACGTGGACATGGGGCAGATGACCGACCAGCTCGTCGCCGCGATCAGCGACGTCATCAAAAACGCCGCACCCCGCATCAAGCAGATCGCCTCCAGCCTGGTCAAAAGCCTGCCCAAGATGTTCAGCTCACTGACCACGCTCCTGCCCGAACCCTTCCAGAAAGCCTTCGACGGCATCGGGCAGACCATCGGCAAATTCAAAGGCATCATCGCCCCGGCCTTCGCCTCATTCGGAGCAATCGGCCTCAAAGGCATCGCCCCACTCCTATCCAACATCCCCATGCTCGGCGGTCTCTTCTCCAAGCTCGCCGCACCGATAAGCGCAGTCGGCGGCCCCATCACCGCGATCATCGCGGCCATCGGCGCCCTGATCGCCACCAGCCCCCAACTGCGTTCGCAGTTCGCTGCGACGTTCGCTCAGGTCGGCAAGGTGCTCGGTGACACGATCAACATGATGATGCCGTCCATCAAGGCATTGGGGGAGTCGTTCGGGCAGATGCTGCAGTCGGTCATGCCCGCGTTGCAGGAGTTGGCGAGCACGGTGATCGTGCTCGTCTCCGACCTGATCACGACGACGGCCCCATTGATCAAGCAGCTCATGGTGCCGCTGTCGGCGATGCTGCGGCAGATGATGCCGATCATCGGGCAGGTGGTCACCGTGCTCGCGAATGCGGCAAGTTCGGTGCTGCCGCCGATCGTCGGGGTGATCGAGCAGATTCTACCGAGCCTGGCATCGCTGATCGAGCAGCTCATCCCATTGGTGCCGGCGATCCTGCAGCCGCTCATGGACATCATCGTGACCCTCGTGCCGGTGATCCAGCAGATCGTCGCCGCCGTGGCACCGGTGGCTGCCGAGCTGCTGCCCATGCTCATCGACGCGTTCAGCCGGCTCATCCCACCGGTCACCGAGATCATCAACGCGATCCTGCCGACGCTGGTCTCCCTCGTGCAGCAGCTGGCGCCGGTCATTGCCGATGTGATCGGCGCGATCATGCAGGCCATCAAGGCGCTGCTGCCGGTGGTCAAATTCGTGATCGACCTGATCGTCGGCTACATCAACAACGTGGCACTGCCGGTCGTGCGGGGCATGCTGCCGGTGGTGCAGTCGGTCATCACGACGATAGCCAACGTCGTCCGACCTCTGGCCGGTGTCATCAAGGGCGTGGTCGATGTGATCGCCGGCATCTTCACCGGCGACTGGAACCGCGTGTGGAGCGGGATCAGCGGCATCGTGCGCAACGCCGTCGACGCCGTGAAGAACATCTTCTCCGGCGCGGTCGATATCGGCCGCCATTTCGTCGAGGGCATCTGGAACGGCATCAGCGCAGCGGGTGGCTGGCTCTGGCAGCAGGTGAGCGGCTTCTTCGGCAACCTCAAGAAAAACGTGCTCGGCTTCTTCGGCATCCACTCGCCGTCGCGCTGGTTCCGCGACAAGGTCGGCAAGATGCTCATCAAGGGCCTCGCCGTCGGCATCGACCAGGAGAGCGGCACCGCCTACCGGCAGATGGACGCCGTCAGCCGGGAACTGTCCAGGCATGCCACGGTCGGCGCGAAATACTCGGCGGCCTACCAGACCGCCGCCAACCCACGCAATGGGTACATGGACAACTCCACGCACATCACGCAGCAATTCGCGACGAAGGTGGTGCGCTCGGACGCCGACCTGTATTCCGCATCGTCGATCCTGATGCGCAACGCGCTGCATGAGGGGAGGATCTACGCGAGATGACACCGATATTCGCCGAACTCACCGTGGGTGACGACACGTACACGATCCACGGATTCCAACCGCCGGACGCGAGGGGAGGAGAACCGTTCCTGATGCTCACACACGAGGGAATCGAGGGCTGGTACGGGACACCGGACGGCAAGGTGAGCATGACCGAACGCGGTCAGGGAGACGGTGCGCACGACGTCGCCGAGATGGACGTGCAGTACGCCGCGCGCACCGTCACCCTGCATTGTGCCGCCTTCGGCCAGACGCGCGGCGGACAGCTCGACCAGCTCGTCTCCGTGCTCACCGCCGCGCACCGCATCATCCGCCTGCGCGTGCGCGACGCGCAGGACACCTACGTGCAGGGATATGCGACGGTCAATGTCGCCGCGGAATTCCACTGGCGCAAAATCCCCTTCGACATCACCGTCACATGCCCCAGACCCGAGCGGGTCAGTCATACGCCGCACGAACTGCAACTGGTGGCGGACGACATCACCGTCTCCGGCAGGGGCCTGTCGTATGGGCCGGGCATCGCGACCGAGGGAGGAGACAACCCCGACAATCCGGCAGCGGGGCGGCAGTACCCATCACTGGCCGGCACTACCGGCTTGCGGTATCCACCGACCTACCGCATGTACGAGGACGTCGACAACATCAACGCCGGATATCTAACCAACAACGGCTCCAGCCGCGCCTACCCCGTATTCGAGGTGTACGGGCCATTCGAGGACGGCGTCGCCCTGGAATTCCCCGACCTGAATCTGCTGCTCGCCACCGACATGGGACTGGGATACGAGCGGCTCGTCCTCGACTGCCGGTCCCGCACGGCATCCATCGAGGGCAAGGACGTCTCCTATGCCCTCACCAGCCGTGAATTCCCCATCATACCGCCGCGAACATCCACCAGCGTCGTATTGACCACGCTCGGCAAAGGCTACGTCAACTGCCGGGTCAGAGACACATACATGTAACAACAAAGGAGCACATCATGGCCGGATCTCTGGGAGTCGCCGCCGACAGGGCAGGCATCGGCCTGTCCGCCAAGGAACACCGCAAGATCATCGACGCGCAATGGGTCAACACGGGGATCGTCAAGGGCTGCGAGGTGAGCGGACGCAGCGACATGCGCTATCAGATCACCGAGGGAGTCGCCGTATGCCAACGCCTCACCGCGGACGGCAAGACCCTCTCCGTCTGGGCCGGTGGGCCCTCGCCCGAAGTGCCCGCAGGCGACTCCGCCAACCCGCGGATCGACTGCGTGTACATGATCGCCTACAACCAGCCGGAGAACAAGGACGATCCCAGCACGCAGACCGCAATCGACGTGGCCGTCGGCACGCCGGCGGCCAACCCCGCATTGCCGGCATTGCCGGCCGGTGCGACGCCATTGCGATACATGCGACTGCCGGCCAAGGCCGTATCCACGCAGTCGGCGACCGCGGCACGCAGCCCGGACTACGCGATCCCCTACGGGGCGAACATCGGACGCCTCGCCCGCGCGCAGATCACGCAGAACTGGGAACTGTCAGGATCGAACTGGCAATCGAAATGCAAGACCAGCTTCAACCTGCCCACCGACCGGCAGCTGCGCCTGGCACTGAACATGAACTTCTCGGCGAAGGGCAGCAAAGGCGGCACGGACACCAGCAAAGTCAGCGAAGTGCGCGTCAAATTCCGCATCGACAACAACGACGTCGGCGAAGTGTTCAACTTCCCCAGCTGGGGCGCATGGCAATCGCACATGGCCGAGGTGATCGTCAACTGCGGGCGCGGCCAGCACACCGTGGAGGCCCTCATGTTCGTCGGCTACGGGCAGCCGGCGCAATTCCACTACTCAGGGGACGGCAACCACTGGGTCGGCTGCCTACTCGAAGTCCACGACGCCGGCCCCGACAGATAACCCAAGAGAGGAGACCAGCATGTCATCATGGAGCGCCTACCTGTGCGACACGATGACCGGCAGAATCAACGCGCCGATCGACCTGCCCTCGTTCAGCTGGAACATCAGCATCTCCGACTCCAGCCTCGCCACCACACGAGACAAGGGAGTCGGCCAGCACGAAACCAGCGGGCTCACCCTCCCGTGGGAAGCGATACCAGGGAGCACCTACGAGCAGAAACGCCGCAACATCGCCCCCATGCGCCGCTCCCTCGCCGTATTCCGCACCAGCAACGACCCGGCACAACGCTCCAGCCTCGGCACACCGATCATCTTCGGCGCGATCGGTGTGCGCAAGGACACCGTCAACGACACAAGCTTCAGCCTCATGAGCCCGATGAGCATACTCGCCAGCCGATACGCGGTACGCGAGGGCCAATACGGCACTGGCCCCAACCACACCAGCCCCAACAGCATCCGATTCGACAATCTCAGCTATCGGGCAATCGCCTCCGAGGTCGGCTACCTATGCACCGACCTCAAACCCGGAGGCACCCTGCCCATCGACTGGCAGTACCGGGGCGAGAAGGGCACGCGCTCGCGTGAGTATGATGCATGGGATATCCAGAACAATTCCGCGGCGGATATCCTCACGAAGATCGCGAACGTCCTGAACGGGCCGGACATGCAGTTCCGCCCATATCTGACAGGCGACGGACGGTATGTGCGGTGGCGGTTCGTCGCCGGTGACGATGAGACGATCTATCTCGGCCTCGACCGCATACACGAGTTGTCGTATCACCCCTACGGGGCGACGATCGAGAACATCACGGTCGACCATCTCGGCCCGGTGCAGCGTGTCTACACGTCCGGTGCCGGCACCGACAAGGCGCAGGTCACCCATTTGAGCCAGGATCTCGGACTCAGCCAATCGTCCGACCCGTACCCGCTGACCGAGATGACCTACGCGGATTCCGACACCGACAACCCGGACGTGCTCATCTCCCATGCAGACGCGACCCTCGCTGCGAACAAGTACCCGCTCATGCAGATCAGTGGCGACGTGCATGCCAACGACACCGATCAGACAGGCACTCCATTGCTCCCATTGGGCAGCTATTGGCCGGGCGAACCATTCCAAATCGTCATACAGGGGCACCGCGCCCTGCCGGACGGCATCTACCGCACACGACTCATGCAGATGAGCGGCGACGAAACAGACAAGGTCAGCATGATTTTCGACGTCATGCGCGACCCCGACATGTAAGGAGCATCCTGTGGCGCAGCATCCGATCATCAACCCGAGCGCGGAAATGCTGCCATTGCGCATCGCCAGCAAGGCACTCGACACCGCCAAAAGCATGCAGACCCGCAAAAGCGCATCCGCATACTACACCGACATCGACGGCAACGGCATCATCATCGGCAGCAACAGCGCCGATGGCATCAACCGCTATGATCCGCTCACCGGCGACCAGACGCCGCTCTGGGAAGGCATCAGCCAGGAAGACCTCGACGCCAAGGCTTCCGAGATCCTCAAATCCGCGAACAACACCACCGAACAGCAGATCACGATCGTCACCACGACAATCGACGAGGCAAAGGCGGCCATCGACGCGAACCGCGAGAGCCTGGAACAGGAAGCATACCTGCGCGCCGAGGGAGACAAGGCGGCACAACAAGCGGCCAATGACGTCAGGGCGGAAGCCGACAGGCTCAAAGGCCAGTACGACACGATGAGCGAGACCGTCGCCACCACGCGGGAAGACATCGTCAAACTCGCCACGAAGGCCGATAACCTGGCCGAATCCACGATTGTCAAGAGCCTGGTCGAATACGCAGTCGGCACCGGCACAAGCGTGCCCGCAAGCGGGTGGAGCACTGCCACGCCCAACGTCACCGGTACGCAGCGCGCATGGATGCGCACCACCGTCACCTACGGAGACGGGCACCGCGAGACGACGAATCCGGTGATCGTCACCGGCCAGGCAGGCACACCGGGCAAACCGGGATCCGATGGCATCCCCGGTGCTCCAGGCACACGGGGAGCAAAGGGAGACAAAGGTGATACAGGTGTGAGCGTCACCGCGGTCATCCCGTTCTACTGCATCTCCACAACGAAACCGACACAGCCGACAAACAAAGTGCCAGGCGGATCATGGACAACGACCGAGCCGGCGTATGCCAGGGACAAAAGCCTGTACACATGCCAACGCGTTGACTACAGCAACAATCAGTGGTCATGGACGAGCGTGCAACTCTCCAGCAGCTACAACCTCGCCTCGGTCGCCCTCATGACCGCCAACGGCAAAAACAAACGCTTCGTGCAGCACACACAGCCGACCGACACGAGCGACCTCACACCAGGCGACGAATGGTGGCAGACCTCAAGCAAACCACTGGAAACCTACTGGACCGGAGAGCCAAACAACTCGGCATCGGTACTCGTCGACCACAGCGATGATGTCGAACATATTTACGTGTGGAACGGAAGCCGATGGAACGAGCAGCTATTGTCAGCGCAGTATCTGCTCGTGCCCGGCACCATCGACGCCGACCTGGTGAACGCAAAATTCTTCGAAGGCAGACTCTTCAAAGGCGGCACATTCCTCACCACCAACGAACGCCTCCAGATCAACGACAAAGGCATCCTCCTCCTCGACCCAAACGGCAAAGAAACCGTCACCATGCTCACCGACACCGGAGCCGCCACATTCAAAAAAATCACCATCACGAAAGGAAACCTCACCACACCAACCATCAACGGCGGCACCATCAACGGAGCAGAATACCAACTCATCGACAACAACAAAACCATCGCCAAAATCAACAAAAACGGCATACACTTCGGCGACCACCTCACCTACACACCACAAAACGGCACATGGACACTCGCCCTCAAAGGCGACATCACCTCCGGCAGCACCATCAGCGCAGTCACCCTCAAAGGCGCCTGCACCATCATCGGAGGCACCCTCCAAACCAACCCAGCCGACAAAGTCGGCATCAAAATCACCGACGGAGGACTGACCGCCTACAGAAACAAAGAAACCTCACTCACCATCACCAACGACGGCACCCTCACCACCAAAGGCGCAATCCTCACCAACGCCGAAATGCGCTCGCCGAAGATCAACGCCGGAACCATCGTCGGCGGCGAGTACAAAAGCGTGGAGGAGAAGGATCGGGGGATACGTATCGTCGGGAAGAAACTCGACGCATACGACGATAACGGGAAGATCATGCTGCGTCTCGACGGCGCAACCGGCGAAGCGATGCTCACCGGCGGCATGCATACCGCGTATGACGGCCCCCGCCTGGAGATCAGAAACGACCTGTACTCCTATTCCGGAACCAATGTCGCGCAAGGCACCGTGAAGGGATACGACCGATACGGTGAGACCTGGCACATCACCGGCACCTCCACGAGGGGATCGGCGACAAGCCTGGACTACCACGTCAACCTGTACATCGGAATCAACCCGCAACAGCCCGAAATACAGGTCATGCGAGATTTCAAAAACTCGTACACGTCGCTCAACCTCATGGCAGACCGCCTCAACATCGTCGGCACCCAGAAAACCGGCATGCCATACCCCGCTGGAGTCTACGTCAACAACCACCGGATCGACAACCTGCCCGACATGTACTGCGGCAGCACGGTCATCACACCCAGCGGCAATTCGAACAGGCACACGCTGTTCACCCAAGCCCAGTGGAAGGCGATCACCGGATCGAACGATCCCGGTGCGCGCAATCCGCTCGTCCTCGTCTCCAACGGCGACACGGACGCCAGAAACGTCGCCGTGGTCGGCGCCGGATACTCAGGCAAAAACAAAACATGGTACGTGTACCTGTCCAACTCGATCAGCAGGGGCGACATGTTCCGCGTCAACTACTGCATTCTCATCAGGCAATAAAAAGGAGAAACAACCATGCCGAACCAACCCAACCAGCAGAATCAGCCAGTGCGGATCCCCTTCGAATTCGTGCTCAACGAGCTACGCGAGGAAAACAGTCGACTCTCGTATGATCTGGCGGTGGCCCGCGCGCAAATCAAGGCATTGCAGACGCAGCAGAGTGGTGAGAACCATGAGGCAGATGCGAAACCCGCTGAATAACCCGTGACTAGCCGGATCTCGCATCACCATAGCCGGACTGCTCAGTCCGTGGCAACTCCAGATTCTCAAGAGGGGAGGTGAATCAGATCATTGAATTTATCAGCCGTCGACCTACTCTCCGCGCTCGCCGGTCTTGCCACTGGGCTCGGTGCGTCCGGTGTCGTCATGTGGTTACTCAACCGTTATGACAAGAGACACCCGATAATCGTGCGCGATGAGCGGGTCGACGAAATACAGGAGGAGGTCGAGAAGCTGCGGAAAACGCAGCAGATCCTCAAATCAGCGGTGATCGAGCTCGCATACCTGCGCATATTGGATAAATATGACAGGTTCGTGCATCGTGGGTTCGCTCATTCGAACGAGAAAAGGGTCATGCAGCGTATCTACGATGCCTACCACCTTCTGGGGGGCAATGGCACCGGCTCGCAGATGATCGAGGAGATCCTCAAACTTCCCTCCTTCCCACCGGACGGTGCCGATACGGACGACGAATAAGCCGCAACACCGCATGCAGGGCCACGGGGTTTCCCGTGGTCCATTCCATATAGAAAGGCAGAAAACACTATGAAAATCCTCGATGTGGCATCGCATCAGCATGACTCGGATACCGGTGCGTGGACTCCGGCGATGCGTGAGTTCTGGCCGCAGGCCGAGGCAGTCATCATCAAGGCCACGGAAGGCACCTACTACGTCAACGACTACTGCGACCCGGATTTCCAACAGGCCAAGAAGGACAACAAGCTCCGCGGCTTCTATCACTACGCGGCAGGAGGGGATCCACGCGCCGAAGCGGAATTCTTCTACCATCACACGAAGAATTATGTACGCGACGCGATCCCCGCGCTTGATTGGGAGGCCCACGGCAACGCGTCATGGGGCGACCACAATTGGTGCCGGCGTTTCGTGGATCGCTACCATGAGCTCTCCGGCATCTGGCCCATGATCTACATTCAGGCATCCGAAATCGCTCAGGCAGCCAATTGCGCCAACAACTGCGCGCTATGGGTCGCCTATTACCCGACCGACGAATACGGATGGGCCAACGAACGCTACGGCTACGACCATACACACTATCCGATCGGCCCGTGGAACGCCATCACAATCTGGCAATTCGGATCCAACCCAATCGACTGCAACGTCGGCTACCTCGACGCAGACGCATGGCATAGAATCCAGGGCGCTGCCGGCGGGACACCAAACCCAGCTCCGGCACCAACCAAGCCAGCACCGACAAAACCGGCGCCGGCACCAAAACCGCAGGGACGCACATACGTGGTCCAGCCGGGGGACACCCTCTCGGCCATCGCCGCGAGATTCGGCGTCGGCATCAACGCCATCAGCGGCTACCGCAGCGGAGACCCGAACGTGATCTACTCCAATGAGGTCCTCACCATTGGAGGCACATCCACCCCGGCATCGAGCAAACGCACATACGTGGTCCAGCCGGGGGACACCCTCTCGGCCATCGCCGCGAGATTCGGCGTCGGCATCAACGCCATCAGCGGCTACCGCAGCGGAGATCCAAATGTGATCTACCCCAATGAGATTCTCACCATCAATTAGCAAAGGAGAACAGGAAAATGAACGAAAGCACCCCAAAGCACTCCGCCCCTGAACCACCGGCGCAGAAACCGACACGCACATGGGTACGAGCCGCGCTGATCCGCGCACTCAAAACCATGGCACAGGCGGCCATCGGCGTGCTCGGCACCGGCGCCATCGGCCTCATGCAGGCCGACTGGATGAATGTACTCTCTGTTGCGCTCATGGGCGGCGTGCTCAGCCTGCTCACCAGCATCGCCGGAATCCCCGAGGTCGACAACGGGACGAACCCAGCCCCAACAGACAACGCAGACTAGCATTCTCACGCAGTATTTACACCCAAGAGCACCAATGATACAAAAAGCCCCGCTCCACCTCTTAGATAAGTGGAGCGGGGCTCTTTGTCTTTTGTCACAGGTCAAGCAGGGTGGCGACCGCGCCTCCGGCGTTCTGTGTTAGACCGCGGTGCTGCATGTCGTAGTAGCCGAGCATGACCGGATTCGACCAGCCGCCGGCCGCCATGACATCGCATCCCGGCACACCTGCGTCAAGCGCCAGCGTGCAGAACGTGCGGCGCAGCGAATGCGGCGTGATACCGTCCAGACCGATGCGCTCGCCGATGCGGCGCACGATGCTCCGCGCGCGGTGCGCGGTCATGCGCCGACCGGACGGTCCTCGGAATATGGGCCCGTGCCGGCGTCGGCCGACGTGCGCGTCCAATGCTTGTGCGATCTGCTCGCATACGTGCACCTCCTGCTCGTAGTGGCCTTTGCGTGCGTATCTGACGGTATTATGCTCGCGGTCCCAGTCGTCGACGTCGAGTTTGAGGGTCTCTCCGATGCGGGGGCCAGCCAGCACGAGCAGCGTGCATAGCGCATGCTCCTGCACGCCGGCCTGTTCCGCCTCGGCGAGGAATGCGTGTGCCTGCTCGGCGGTCAGGTAGGTGCCGGTCGAATGCGCGTATTGGGTCGGTATGCGCACATTGGCCGATGGGTCCTGGGTGATGATGTGCTCGTCGTATAGGTATCGGTAAAACAGTCCAATGATGCGCAGACGCGTGGCGATGGTGCGATTTGCGTATTGTCGGCTCATCCAACGGCCCCATGCCTCCAGATGCGAGCGGCGTATGCTCATCGGGTCGATGTCGTTGAGCTCGCACCAGCGCAGCCAGGTATGCAGTACCGACCGGTATTGGGTGGCCGTGCCGCCACGGTAGGGTAGCAGCCATCCGGCGATCGCCTCGTCCAAACTCAGCGTTTCCATATGCGCACCGTCTCCTTCGCGACCAACGGCTTGTCGGACGGGCCCTTGACAAACGGTGGGATCCATTGCCGCCGGCGCAGCTCATTGTTTTTGCCGTAGGGCTGGTTGCGCCAAAAGCCGCGCACGATGAATCGGTGCGAGTACTCGCGCCGTGGTGCGGCATCCGGGTCGTGCTCGCGTGGTGAGTGCAGATTCTCGCGCAGGATCACCATGCGCACCTGTCTGACTGCGGAGTCGACCATCTGCGGTGGCAACGGGTCGAGCGGCGAGGGTTGGCTGGGCTTGGTGACGTCGCAGACGGTGGGCTCGCCGCTCAACGCCCACATGGCCTGCAGGATCCGGCCGAAGACATCCGAGACGCGGGCGATGTCGTCGTAGCGCATCTCGGATTGCGGCAATGGCGCCAACGGCAGCGGGCATTCCAGCAGATCGCGCACGCTCTGGTCGTCGCAGTACAGTGCGCAGCCGATATGCTGGAGGTGCGCCTCGTACTGGATGATCCAGCGCAATGCGACGACGTGCGCGAAGGTCACGGCCTCGGTCACCTCGAGATTCAGGCCGCCGTCGAAAATGACAAACCCGGTGGGGCTGGGCGGGTCGACCTCGGGGATCGTCTCATGCATGGCGGTGTGCACGGCCAGTGTGGTCATATCACGGCTGACGTACCACATGGGCGAGTGTCGCAAAGAGTCGCCGCGGCTCCATGCCTGCTGTAATGCGTCCGCATAGTCCGACGTGGGCTTGCCGTACCGGTACTCGGATTGTTTTGCATCGAGCCAGTCGGCCAGCCGGTCACGCAGATACGGCATCCAGATCGGCGAGAGCCTTGGTTTAGCTTTGCGTCGTCTGCTCATCGTCGGGATCCAGGTCGTCGGGCTCAGGTTCGAGGTCCTCCGTGTAGTCGTCGTAGTAGAGCAGCATGGTGTCCGCCTTGGCGTGGATCTGCCATGCGATGAGCTGCCACCACTGTGCCGGGAACCCGAGGTTGGTGTCCCGGTCGACGCGGGGGACGAGCAGGGCCTCATTGCGGGCGGCGACGCCTTTGGACACCTCGTCGAGGAAGCGCTTGCGCAGGCCGATCATGTCATCGGAGAATTCCTCGGGAAGCATGCGGCTGTTCTCCCATCGTTTCACACTGTATTCAGCCACGCCCCACCGTTGGGCGAGCCATCTCGTGGTCAGCCCGATGCTGACGCGCAGGCATTTGAATTCTGCTGGGGTGAGTTGTGTCATCATGGTCCTTTCGACAGGACAGGCGCCACCGGTTGGTGGCGCCTGCGTTCGTGTCATTTCTCGATGATGTTGCCGACCTCGTCGTAGTCGGTATCCTCGATGGCGAGCTTCGAGTCGTGCCAGGCGGGGCCGAGGTAGTCGTCCACGATCTTCTGCACCGTCCACTGGCGGTCGTCGTCCCTGGCCTCCACGTCGGCGACGATGCCGTCCTGGTTCTGGGCGGAGTCCTCGGCGAAGACGTTGCCGTAGGAGTCGGTGATCTTCCAGCGGGCCTCGATCACCTGTCCAATGGCGTCGGTGTCGAATTCGACGTCCATCGCCATCGTCGGGATGAACATGCCGTGCGCCTCGTCGACGCCGGTGCCGGTGGTCTCGGCGTATTCGTTGCCTGCCCAGTCCTCGAGGATTCGGTCGAGTGCCTTGTAGTCGGCGGTCAGTTCCTGGGTGTTGGTCGTGTTTTCCAT